TGGAGAACATGTTCGGGTCATCCCCATGTTCCATGGTGTATCCAGGAATAGGATCAAAATTATTAAGTTCAAGGTGCCCCAGACAGACAGTTGCAGAAGAATCTGCCACCGCTCGCTCGGATTCATCTCTATTTGTAGGACAAATCCAAGGCAGAAGAAGTACAGAAAGATCAGAATACCGTAGTTCAGTAGGATCAGAGATGACAGTGATGTTGTCGTAGTCTTGCAGGAGTAACTCTGGACTATTAACTCTGAGAGTATTCTTGTAGTAAATATCATGATTACCTACAAGCATGTCCATGTGTACTCCTCGTTCTGCAAGAGGAGTGAACCACATCCGCTTAGCAGCATCAAGAGAAACGTAGTTGATAGACTTACGTTTATCGAAAGTATCTCCCAAGCAAATGACATTGGTAATCTTGTGCTTATCAATGTAGGGAAGTACCGTACCCTCATAGAAGGCACGGTACTTGTCAAGATATGCTGGACTGTCATTACGAACACCGAAGTGTTGGTCAGTGATTAACAGTATTTTCATCGGTGACCCCACGCGCTACATCATATTCTACCACAAGTTGCACCGTATCTTTGCCATATGAAGAAACCGTACGTTTAGAGTACGATTTACCGCCTGTGAGATCTGAAAGTTCTGCGAGGAGTTCAGCGATACGATCTTTCTGAATACCTCTACCACGCCAGTAGTCTGACATATAAGACTTATGCATTAGGAGTACCTGGTGTTAGTTTCCACTCTGGACTTAATGTAGTTCATATCACTCATGTTGTCAAGGTCATCTGTGTGGAAGACCTCTTCAAATCCTTTTCGTTCCAGAATCTTTTCTCGGATTGCTTGCTGTCGCTTCTCCTTAGCAATCCTTCTAAGGTATGCATAGTACACAATCTGTGTAAAGTATGCAAACGGGTTGGACGATTTATCGGGATCGAAGTTATGAATATACTGAATACAATTCTCAATACCATCACCAATCATGTCCTCTCGGTACATGTAGTTGATGAAGTTTGGACGATACGATAGGTGTGTTGCGATCTTCAAGAAGCAATCACCAATATAATTTGACACACGAGGTTTGGGTTGACCTGCCTCTGCTGCCTGAGCGCACTTGTTACGATAGATAATCAGTTCATGAAGGAACTGCTTGTTATCTACATAGTGTTCTTTCTTTTTGGTGGACTTCCGTGGCATTAGTACCGACATAAAGGTTGTTCACGGTTGACATAATGTTAACACTTTCACACCCCAATCGTCAAGAGCTTGACAAGGTGATCAATAATAATTATACTCAACACTGTAAGGGTTCAGAGACACAGTATAGCTAGTTACTTAAAGAAACTAGGTGAGTCATAGATCTTCTTCAAGAGTTTTCTGGCATCAGAAACTGATCCGATCAGTCCCATGCTTTCATTCATGGGTACTTCTGGGTTCCTTTCTGGTTCCTTATGAATCTCTTTACGGACCCAACGCTTGTACATCATCACCGCTTCTGGTGACATAGGTGCAATCGTCAAGACTTGGTTCTCTGGTACAACGTAGAAATCTTCCTCTGAGAAGTTCATCCAGCGGATGAATCCCATAGCAACTTTTTGGGACTTGGTGTCCTTATCTGGATCAAGTTCTACAACCTTAGTCCTAGCAGGATTTTGAATAAAGATTAAATCTGTTTTCGTCTCAGGATCTTCTGTCACAAGAATCTCACCCAGGATCTCTTCACCTGTTGTGAGTTTCATAGTTCCATAGAACTGATCGTCGTGCCGTATGTAACTAATCATGTTTTAGTTTGATCTCCTTGATTTCGTAATTGAACGATTCTTCTTGGTAAATTTTTAATCTTTCACCAAGATGGCGAAGGGTATAATTACTTCTGGATCCTCGGGCGCAGTTATCAGCGATGTCATACAACACTGCCTGTGCCTTGTTTTCACCTTTCCTAAGGACACGACCAATAGATTGGAGGTTCCTTACTCTGGACTTAGATGGACTTGCGAATATAACATTGTGTAGGTTTTTGATGTTGATCCCTGTTGAGAACGTACCGTATGAAGCGAGAATGATTGCATCTTTCTCTTGTTCACATACTGCTCGCGCCTCTTCACGGTCGTAAGCATCAATACCGCCATGAATGAAGAACAACTTACGATTGCCCTTCACCTTAGTATTTAGCATCTCCCACAAAGGGTCTCCGTGCTTCTCGACGTAGTTGAATAGGATGAGTGTATTGCCTTTCAGATCTGCTGCCAGATTCACAATCAAATTATTTCTCTTAGGATGACTGACGATGTAATCCATCTCTTGTTGATAGTCATCAAAGGGCACGTATCCGTGCTTCAATACCAGACACTTCACTTGCAGAGGTGTGAGATGTCCTTTCTTCATCAGGTCTACTGTCTTAGTAACCTGTTCACATCTACCAAACAATCCTTCTAGCACCAACTGGTGCGTGTGCATACCATCAAGAGTACCTGTCAGTCCTATACGATACTTGCAGTCATGCATTTTAGTAAGGATACCTGACAGACTCTTCGCCTTGTAGAGGTGTGCCTCGTCACCGATGACCACATCAAACCTGTTAAAGAACTTCTTCGGTTCCTTATAGATAGATTGCCAAGTAGATATAACCACATCAGCGTCGGTATACTTCTCGGTGCCACCCATGATCTTGTGGCAGTATGCATCTGCTTTCCACCCGTATTGCTGGAAGTCTTTGTATAACTGTTCAACAAGTGAAACGGTGGGGACGATGATCAGGCACTGTCTATCCATCCCTAGGTGCCATCTGACTAGGGCATAGATGATTAAGGACTTGCCTGATCCTGTGGGGGATAGTAGAAGTCTGCGATTCTTTTTAAGTGCTTGGTAAATTGCTCGTAACTGGTAGTCTCGTGCCTTAAAAGGTAGTCCCAGAGATCTAACGTACCCCGCAACTGCCTCAGGAGATATGAGAGGTTCAGTATCTGTTGGTGATCCATAGTGTTCAGACTCTTCTACTTGCCAGGGGTAATCCCTCTGGTCCAGGAATTCAGTTAGATAATCAAAAAGACCCGCATATATCTCCCCTGTTGCTGGGGAGTATAAACGGATCTTGCCATCCCACTTGTACTTTTGGTACTGGGGCATATACTTTGCTTGGGGTACATCAAAGCAGAAATGATCTGCTAGTTCCTGATGTACATGTGGATCTGTATTAACTTTGATGTAGACTTCGTTCTTCTTCGTAATCCTAGTAATCACCTGTTTTCCTCAGATCAATAAAATTCTTAATCTGAAATCCTCGCGAGGATAACTGTTTAAGAATCATCTCTAAGTAATTTATACAGGTTTGAAGATAGTCTATTTTCTGGGAGTTTCGTAACCACTCTTCGTCTGCCCAGATATATGTGTTCAGGTCTCCTTTGAGGACCTTATGATTAAATGGTTTGTCAGCGTATACCTTTGCTGGTGCTTTGCCTGAATAGTATTCAAACTTTGCTTTGTAAAGCATCTTGCCTTTGGTCTCAGCGTCTGATAGCATCAGTTTGAATTGAGACCAGATGTTCAGATACTTTTCATGGATAACGGTACACTTAAAGTTTTCAGTGTCGAGATCGTTCTGGTCAATAACACAGTCCTCTCTCCACATGTCACGAATTTCATCAAGTGTCATTCAAGTACAGTCCTCCTGTTTCCATCGATGTCTTGGATTTCGTAGGAGATATACCTGAACTCAGCAGTTGCTGTGGCATACTCCGTACCATCTATTGTAGCATTAAATTCTAACGCATTCAAACTAACAGGGATGAGATCCTTAAAGGTCACAAAGAAGTTAGTCCGCATATTAGAATTCAAGACGGCAAGAGACCCATCACACCTGACGGGATAATCTGCTTCTTCCAATGACACTCGCTCTCTAAGAGACTCACCGCCGCCAGCGATACCACGCATCCAGTTATGTAGGATAAGATAATTTTCGAGATCTTCATCAACTAAGAAAGTTATATTAAACGGTTCGTAATTCAAACCATGCGCTTCCCATGGGATTGGGCGTCCCATTATGGTAGGTTGCTCAACAGTATTCATCGACAGACCAGGAATTGATGCAGACTGTGCGAAGTAAGTTACCTTAGGGTATCCTTCCAGTTGCATCTTAAATCCGATCGGTGACAGAAAGTTTCTGTTCTCGACCTGTTTGTTCCAAGCACCGTAATCAGCAGGCATGATCTTTTTTAGTTATTTATCCTTAAACAGTTCTTCTACTTGCTTGCGTGCCTTGTCCATCTTCGTCTGTTCTCTTTCAGCATGTCTATACTGATGTCTTCCAGACGCGATAAAATATCCCTGAACTATCAATGACAGTCCAAGGATACCTATAATTACTGTACCAATCAGTTCAATGTTATGTTCAACCATGGTAGGATTGGTGGAATTACTCCAATAAGTCGAAGCAAACCCTCAGCAAAAAGTGCAAGAACAACCCAGCCAACACACATTGAAATAATTGAAGCATTGCGATTGTGTCTGCGTATTGCATCGGCAATCATTACCTCCACTTCTTCTTTACTAATAGGGGTGTTAGTCATTTTCGTCGTAGTCGTATGTTAAACGGCAGTCCCAGTAATGGTCTTCTTCCCACTCTGGTTCGTACAAAGGGCAGGGTTCCTCAAAGAGGTGCTGCATCCTTAGTTGTTTGATCCGTTCACGTAACTGTTTATAAAACTCTCTTTTTTGATCAGGGTTCATTGGGAGTATTCGTTGAGCATGTCCAGCATTTCATTAAGAGCGGAGTGCCTTCCATCGTGCCAGTCTCCATTCTTATGACTGTACTTACCGTCGAATAACTCAGTTTTAAGTTTGTATACTCGGGCAAGCATATCTGTCTTGCTGATACGTCCACGTCCCATGGTATCCCACATAAAGAGTTCTACGTACATTATACCAACTATTTAACAAAAAAGGTGCCTTGACGGCACCATTTTGGATAGTATGTTCGGTTTTCATTACATAAGCATCTCCTTGCATATGCGTTTACACACCGATTGGGTGTCTTGGCAATCAATCAGACATTCATAGTATTCGTTCACGTCGTCCATCTCCGCTTCTAACTCGTCAATAGTCTGAGCAAAATGTCTCCACTCATCTAATTGATTGTGTGATACGATGTTCTTCATGATGATCACCATAAGATGTACTGCATAACAAATAGAAGTTTGAGTGCATGTCATCACCTCGCTGGTTTCTACTATTACTTATGATAGTTTTGGTATCGTAATATACATTTGTTGCTTTTTTACAAACCCGTTACATAGGTACAAAAAAAGAGACCCCGAAGGGTCTCTTGAATAAAGTTTTGTGAATGGATCACATGAGGTTGTCAACCAGGACTCTACGGTAGTAGCGGTTGGCGTTAGCGGTAAGAGCACCGCTGCCTTGGGTAGTACCTTCGGCGAAGGGGTTCGCGACCATGCCGTAGCGAGTCTTGAATCCGATCTTGGGCTGGAAGGTGTCCTGACCAACGGCACGCACCATTTGGAGCGGCACATAGGGGCAGTAGAACAGACCAGCGTCATAGGCAGAAGAACCCTTGTAACCAGCAACGTAGAAGTGACGGTCACTTACGTTAGCAGAGTAAGGATCAACATAAACCTTGATTCTACCGTTCAGAGTACCAGCAAGAGTGCTGCTGTTGTCATCAGGGAGAAGGTTGCTGTTGCCAGACAGTGCAGGGGTGTAGTCAAGAACACCAGCCATGGACAGAGCAGATGCCACATCAGCAGAGCAGATGAGGATGTTGCCCTTTCCGCGACGAGTCTCATGACCGATTGCGTTCATGTCTCTTTCGATTTGGAAGAGGAGACCCTTGAACTTCTCAACCGACCAACGACCGTTGGAGTCAACGTCGAGGTCAAACACACCAGCGGTAGCAGTGTTGTTCTGAGCGCCAGGACGAGCGATCTTGTAGACAGTTCTAACAACTTCTCTGTTGATCTCAGCGAGAACCTCAGTAGAGAGGATGTTAGCGAGTTCGCTCTCAGCGTCCAGACCGTGGACTGCTTTCAAGTCCTGAGCAAGTTCAAGACTGTACTCAGCTTTCAGTGCTCTGGACTTAGCAGTCACAGTGACCTTCTCGATCGAGAAGTTCATTTCTGCGAACTGGTTGCCAGAAGCGTCGCCCAGTGCCTCAGACTCGGCAGTGGTCATACCACCAGAGGTGTTATAAGTGCCACTGTCGTTGAGCAGACCAGGGTTGCTACCTGCCTGAGCAGTTCTACCCAGGTCAGATGCTGCGTTCTCAGCGGAGAACTCAGTGTCAGCCTCGTTGAAGAATGCTTCGGTGCCAGCAGTTCTGTTGGTGCCATAGCGGGAGCGCATTGCGAAGATCAGTCCAGTAGGACCAGTCATCGGTTGCACACCAGCGATATCATAGGCAATCAGTTTCGGCATGGAGCGTCTGATCAAGGAGATCAGAACAGGGTCGAAACCAGCAACAGGACCAGTAGCGGTGCTGCTACCACTGAAACCAGCGGTGCCAGCGGACATGGTAGGGGCTGCCTCGTTGAGGATGCCTGCTTCCTCTTTCAGGAAGGTTTCTTGGTTTTCGAGCAGGATGGAGGTAACAGCCTTTCTATACTTGTCCGAAATGTTATCGAGTTCGGAGTGTTCCAGAATGGGTGCCCACTTTTCCTGCAAAGATTCGGAATTGAACATTTGCTTTTTTACCTTTTAATTTCTAGGTGGAATAGGGGTTTAGTTATCACTTAGCCCAGCGGGAAAGTGCTTGCACATAGGCGTCCATAGTGCCGCCGATCTGTGCGTTCTCTACTTCAACATCCTCAGTAACAGTAGTTACTTCGGGTTTGGTGGAGAAATACGACTCTCTCAGAGTCGCCACCTTCTCGCGGAAGGTCTCTTCATTTTCAAACTCAACTGCTTCTGCAAGGGAGGCAAGTTTCTCGCGTTGTGCAAGAGACAGTCCTTCGCTCAGCTCGCTCACGATCCCATTCTTGATATAACCGCCGACCTCTTTGGTGAGGGAGACGTTCTCTTCGATTTGTTCGTTGAGTTTCTTTTCCATAGTATCGAGTTGCTCGGTCATTTCATCAACCAAGTCAACTTTCTCGTCGGGAACTTCGATGAAGTTCTCAGCGAAAACTTGTTTGAGTCCAGCAAGGACGCTTTCTGCCATCTCGGTCTTAATGCCGTGCTCAATGGCAAGAGCGTTATCCTTTGCCCACTTCTGAACAGCAAACGACAGATACTCGTCTACTTGCTCAGCAAGAGTGGATTTTACGGTCTCAATTTCTTCTTCGAGGACCTTGGCATAATCACCATGGATTCTGTCAAGTTCTTCGTTAAGGCGAGAAACAACTGCTGCCTCAAAGATCGTAGCAGCTTTCTCTTTGAACTCCTCAGACAGGTCTTCACCCTCAGTCAGAGCAGCAACGTCAGCAGAAAGATCGATCTGAATGGTTTCAGTCTCTTCTTCCTCAGCAATCACTTCTTCACCTTCGTGTTCAGCGTGGTCGAAGGTAGGAGACTTCTTGATGCTGTCCTGCTTATTGCCAGAAGCATCGGAAGGTTTCGTTGTGGGTGCTTGTGCATTGCCACCCGTGACGACCTTAAACTTGTTAGACTCGTCGTCGGGTTTAGAGTTTTGGGGGGTAGGACCACCGAGGTCAGCGATACCACTAAGTCCACTGCCTTCATCAGACAGTTTACCTTGGGGATCGGCAGGCTTAGCGCCAGCAGTTACGCTCGATTCGTCCAGAGTAGTTTCAATTTTGTCAGACATTGTGTCTCCTCGTGGTTACGTTGCTGTGATTGCTCTAATTATTTATGATTACAGATTTTTCAAGAACTCAGAAAACGCGGAAATCTTCCTTTCTTCGAGTTGACGTACCGCAGCATTGTCAATTCTTTTCTTGATTTGCTCAATTTGCTGCTCGTGGATTGCGCCACCAGCAAGCACCCATTCCTTCCCTTCCATGATTCCATTAACAAATGCATCAGGAGCAGAAGGATCTGCTACGATGTCAGCAGCAGTAGCGAGCATAAAGTCTTCGCCTACTACCTTGACACCATTTTCTTCCTTGATAGAACCCAGTCCGCGTGAAGAAACTCCCAGTTTGACACCTTCGTCAAGCAGTTGCTTGGCGATTTTACCCATAGGTGTTTCAAGAAGTCTTGCTTTACCAACAAAGTTATTACCTTCCTGTTTCAGGGAAGTGATAAGGTGAGAAGCGCGGTCAAGGTTGATGGTAGGGCCATCAGGGTGACCCAGTTCTCCCAGAGCACGACCAGTCTTAACGAAGTTCTCGTTATACTTACCTACTTCTCTTGCGAGAGTAGAGATAGGATAACGTCTTCCGTTACGGTTAGTGAGTTCGCCTTGCAGAAATACACCCTCAATGAAAGTGTTTTTCTTACCGTTCTTACCTTCGGTAATTACGATCTTAGCGTCATCAATTTGTTCCGTTATCAGTTTCATCGGTAGGTTCCTCAGTTGATGCTTCGGGGGTGTCGGGGGTTTCAGGTTCTGTCTCGGCAGATGCTTCTACCTCTGGTTCATCAGGGGTAGGTGCAAACATCTTTGCGCCGACTTCCTTCTTCATGTCACCGATGGTGTCCATGGCGAGGGATTTCATCTGTGTATCAACGTAGTCCGAGAGGTCTTTTTGACCAGCGAACAGCGAATTTACAATGTCAAGGGCAGATTGGGAGGGCATGATAATTACAGATTATATGTACTATTTAGATATTTCCTTTTTCGTAATCTTTGGGATCTAATCCCTCTTCCTCTTGTTCGGGTTCAGGAGGCATCAATGACATCTCCATTTGCGCCTTCTCCATCTGTTGCATCTCTGCGGGAGAGACAATCAAACCAGCATCCATTTCTGCTTGCATCTGCTCGTTGATCTCATCGATCTCGTTATCAGTTTGACGCAGAATGTTGCGGCGGAGGTATTCAAGAGAGAAGTATTTACCAGCGTAAGGATCCATCTGAGCGAGAAGAGCGAGTCTCTCATTCATAACTTCCTTCTCTTTCATTTCAGAGAAGTAGTTATCGGCAATGAAGTTGTACTGGATTTGCTCCTTCATCTCATCCCATTCTTCCAGCGTACAAACGCCTTTCAGAACCAGTTGAGTTTTAAGGAGATCATTAAACAGGTCACTAAACTTCTTACGGAGTCTTGTGACAAACTTTTGGAACTTCACTTCATCACGGGTGATCTCAGCAGATCTACCAATGTTGAAAGAAGATTCAGATTCCAATCTAGACTCTGGGACATTCAGAGATCTATACAGTTTCTTCTGGAAATACTTAACGTCTTCCAGTTCACCGAGGTTTTGCCCGCCAGGGAGAGTAGAAATTTCAGTGCCGCGCCCACCCTCGCGTCTTGGAAGCCAGAAGTCTTCCAACATAGACATGAATTTCTTATCGTCTCTGATCTCACCAGTGTCAGCGTTATAGACCAACTTGTTTCTATAACGAGACATCACTTCACGGAGGTATTGTTCTGCCTTTTGCTTGGGCAGGTTACCCACATCAATGTAAAAGATGCGGCGTTCAGGTGCTCTGGACAGACGATAAATGACCAGAGAGTCCTCAATCATACGGAGTTGATTGAGTGCCTTGATTGCTTTGTGAAGGTGTGACAGCACATAGTTGCGCTGCATATCCAACTGACCAGAGTGGACATAGGAGATAGCATCAGGAGCAATCTTGATACCATTATTCTCATATCCTTTCAGACCTTTTGGTGAGTAAATGTAATACTCAACAGACTTCGGTACGATCGAAGCAGTCTGAGGATCGATTGGTTGGAGGCGATCTTTGGGTTTGTCAAACTCGACAACCTTCTTGATCTTACGAGGATCGATATACCGCAACTCACTAATGCCAGCACTAGGGTTCTTGGTATCGATCATCTTATGATAGAAAAGTCTGCCGTCGATATACCATCTACGGAAGATGTCGTATGCTTTTCTATCGAAATCTAGGAGAACAAGGACGTTTTCAAACTCTTCCTTGATTCTATTTCTGAGTGTCTGCGATGCTTTGAGGTTTTGGAGATCAATATCTACGGGATGATCGTTTAGATCCCCAGCAATCGCTTCGTTAACAACATCATTGATTGCTGCATCACATTCAGGATGCAGTGACATTTCACGGTAACGACCAATAAGGTCTGCTTCGCTTGCCTTGTTGGCAGCGTCGCCCATCTCGACATATTGTCCAAAATAACCACCAGCAACAATAGGTTGCGCTGCATCGTCTGACTCTTTACGCACAAAAGAAGGAGCCGATTTCGACCCCTTCTTTCTATCAAGCGAATAACCAAATAATTGGGACATCAGACGTATTTGTAATTACTTGTCCTACTATTTAGTAGGTTTGTAATTCATCAGTCTGTGCTTTCTGCGTTACCAGTGTTAGTATCGGTTGCGTAAGTCCAGTATTGAACTTGGAACTCAACGGTGTACTCCTCAGGAGTATCGTTGCTATCCCATGCAAGATCGATTGCACTGATGTTAGATGGCCAGATGCCAACGAACTCATATGCAGCAGAGTGTGCGCCCTGTCTGTCGAACTGACGGACCAATGCACTAGACTGATACTCAGCAATGCTGGTAGCAGTTTGATAGTTCATCGGCATGGACTGAATGATGCGGGACCACTCTTCCAGTTTACGTCTGAGGAGGAAGTTCTCGTCGTTCATGACGGTAACAGTCCAAGGTTCAAACGTTCTGTCGCCAGCGATTTTCAGAGTACGACCTCTGAAAGGAACCTCAACCACACCCACAGTAGAAGCAGGAAGGTTTGCTGCCTTCACAAGGAAGGTAGAGAGGCGAACGCCTTCGGCGTTACCAGTGCTGTTGTTCTGAGATTCAGGAACGTCAGCAGCATTGACTTGGAAGATCTCTTCAACCTTAGCGGGGAAGTTGATCTCAACTTGGAACAGATTAGGGCGAGCGAGTTCGCGAATCTGCTGTCTAAACCCAATAATGTCCTGTACGACATTAAGTCTTTCGACTTGTCCAGGTCTTTGACGCTTATTTTCGCGAGGCGTTCTCCCTGTTTTTCTAGGTGATGCCATTTGTAGACTCCGTTATGTTTATTGATAAAAGGAAAAAAGGGGAGATCGCCCTTAGGAAACGATCTCGGAGAACGATGCACCAGTTCTGGTGGCAGTGAATTGCAGCGTGATGAAGTTGATAGAGCGGGTGGGCTTCACGAAGATTTCCGCGAAGAACTCGCCACGATCAATGGCGTCATCAGGGTTGTTGCTACGGTCGCAAACTACGAGGTAGTCAACAACGCCTCTGCGTGATTGTACACCTCTAAGATAAGGATCGACGACGTTCTTGAATCCCTGACGGGTGAACTCATCGTTCAGTTCAAAGAGTTGTGACTTAGCAGCAGTTGCGATTGCTTTCTCGATCACGAGGAACAGTCTACGAACGTTGATTCTGTCGAAGGCAGAAGAGGTTGCGAGAGCAGTCTTGTCTCCGAAGAGCACGATGCCTTGTCCAGGGAATGCAACGATCGGGTTGACTCGTGAGGCATACAGTCTGTCTCTCTGATCTTTCAGAGGAGAGTATGCAAGCTTCACAGCGTTACGGAGTTGACCTCTGGTGAAACCAGCAGGAGAGAACCAAGGTTCCTGATTCAGAGCAGTGCTCAGAGTCAGACCAGCAACGTCAGCGTTACATGGGAGGTAACGGTACTTATCGTTGTACTTGTCGTAGATGTACTTGTAGTTGTTATCAAATACAGCGTACGAAGAGGAGGAAAGTCCATCGAAGAATTCGATAGTCTTCTCTACGATATCGTTGTTGTTAGAAACACCGATGACAGATGCTCTCGGAGGAGAGATGAATGCCATGGCATCCTTTCTAGTAGCAGCGATGTCGATGCACTTTTGTGCCTTTGCAGTAGAGTCAATGTCGTTGGACATTGCGGGACCCATGAGAATGTAATCCACCTCCTCGGTCTCAGGGTCGCTAAACAGGTCGTAGGAATCGAACAGTTTGTCGCGTTGAGCGGTATAACCGTCAACACCACCTCTCAAAGAATACTTAATAGTAGAAGAATTCTTAGTAGAGAGGACTGCTGCACCTGCGCCGTCTTTGGCGAGAATTGCAGACGAGGACTTGAATGGGTCGAAGTGGCGGTTGGTAGCGGCAAGACCAACAGAGTCAACTGTGGTGCTGCTAAGGTCCATGGCAAGACCAGTCTCGTGTGAACCCCAGAAGAGGTACTTAGACTGTGCCTTAATTACATCCTTGTAGTAGATGTTTGCACCCTGAGGAGACTTAGCATCAGATGCCTTAGATACGTCAAGGAACTTTTCAAGAACCGAACCAGGTACGCCAGTGATGCCGCCGTCGCCATCAATGACGAGGATGTGCATCAGGTCATGGTGACCACCGCGATCAGCAGCATACTGGGAAGTGCCAGGTCTGCGAGCAATGGAAGACCACTTTTGGTTGTAGTCATATTCTCTGGACTCATACTCACCAGAGAGAGCGTCGATGTTCAATGCGGGAACACCAGCATTCTCATCACCACTGAGAGTATCAGAGGAGAGAAGGTCTTGGTTCACCAGGAACGGAGAAGCATCGTCGTCGATGACAACCATCAGTTTGCGCTGAACGCCAGTGATGATTGCTTCATCGCCAGTAACAGCACCAGCGGAACCGCCGTTGTTTGCTTTCTCCTGAATCTTGTCAGCGACTTTCAGGAAGTCAGTGGTGTTATCGTGGTCGATGCTGACTTGCAGTTTACGCATCTTAGCGTCGTAAGCAAGGATCTCACCAGCGATGTCAGTGGTGTAGGAGTTACCAGCACCAGAACCAGCAACGAAGAAGTTACCAGCCTCGAAACCACCTTTCAGACTGTCACCCGATTCAAGAGTCAGTTCGATGATGTAGTTATAGATCGTAGCGCGGGAGTTGGTTGAAGAAACAACAACTCTCTTGCCAGGGAGGAACTTACGCTCAGCGCCACTTGGGGGTGCGCCCATCAACAGAACTTGGTCAGGACCAGCGTCAGTCATTACCACGCGGATGCTGTTACCGTAAGAACCAGGAGAACGAGCAGCCCACTTCCAGTTGTTAGCGGCAGACTCAGTTACTGCTTCATACTCATCAAGGTTCTTGATGATAGGAGCGGCAACACCAGTAACGGTAGTCTCGTTAACAGTGGTCTTGTTGGTAGTAACAGTCAACTTGGTGACATCTACGCCGTCAGTGTGAGCGGCAGCAGCAGTACCCAGAGCAGCACGAGTAACAGTCAAGTCGTTAGTGCTAATAGCAGTAACTTGAAGGATCTCGTCGTCGATTCTGATGTAACCGTTT